AATCGAGTCGTGTTCAGACCAAATACTGCTACCAATTTCGGAGATGCGTATAATGCAATTGTCTCTTATGCCTTCTCTACAGGGCATTACGATTCACTAATCATTGCTAATGACGATGTAGTTCTGAGTCCAGACACTATTCCCAAGATGCAAGCAGATTACAAGTATGTCAGCAAGTCATTTAAGGTTGGATTCTTAGGTGCAAGATCAGATTACGTACTACCAGCACAGAATATACGAGTAGCTGAGGAAGATGACGTATTTTCAGCGTTAAAGTGGGAGAGCGAGTTACACATTAAGATGACTGATGTGATTGCTCCTATTTTCGCAGCGATAAGTAAAGAAGCATGGGATGTGGCACAATTCCCTAGCACTAATTGGTATTCAGACAATATAATATGCCATGACTTAGGCAAAGCAGGATATTTCCACTTTGTTAGTCGTGGATACGTTCATCATGCAGGATCGCAGACGGTTGGAAACGACTTTGCTAAGTGTCATGAAGAACCAAAAGAGTGGATAAAGACTAACAGACCGGATATGTACGAGGCAATTTATGGCAGGGATTCTTGATTTTATAGATCAGAACTTAGGTACTAGGCTTGGGCTATTGTTTAGTAATCCATCTGGTGCTATGCAGCAAATGAATCAGCAAGCAGGTGCATACAATCAAGCATCATTATTGGCTACTCAGGCAGATCGTAATGCTCTGCGAGGATTGCCAGTAACTCCAGAACAAGCACAAGCAAAACAATACGTAGATAAGAAACTTGAAGATGTAGGGAGTGGGTTTGCAGGTACTTTTATTGGTAAAAATGCAAAACTATGGGATAAATTGGCTGAACAAAGATTTTTGCAATTAGAAAAAGCTGGCATGGCTCCTGAGCAAATATGGAAAGAAACAGGAACGCTTAGAGGATTAGATAATAAATTACGCCAAGAGTTTAGCGATAAAAATGCAACTGCTGCATATACTCATTTAGAGGAATCAGGAACTAATAGACTTGCAGAAAAAGCAATAGATAATCCGTTATATGAAGCAAACTACCCTCATTTATCTAAGGTTGGTCAATTAGGTTTAAGGGAGAATCCGCAATCTGGCTCTTTCGAGTGGTCATATTTTGATAATCCTCAACTTGGAAGTGGGCATCTTGTTGCAAAAGCTCCAAACTTAAATGAATTAAAAGGTGTCGGTGTCCATGAAATGCAGCATGGGATACAAAAGCTAGAAGGATTCTCTGGTGGCACAAATTTGCAGCAAGTAAAAATGCATGAGATTCCACAGGTTTATTTAGATAGAGCAAATAAATTGATGGATCAGACTGATGTATTAAATGCTCAAGACAAATTGGCAGAAGCAAGTAAAAAGATGTCAGAAAGAAATAAGATATTGAATCAAGGTAAATATGCTGTATATGCTAGGAATGCTGGAGAAGTAGAAGCTAGGATGGCTCAAAACAGAATGAACTTAACGGATGCAGAGCGTAGAGCAATGTTCCCGCTTAACAGAGGTCAATACGGATTAGACGTAAACCCTAGAAAGATTACAGGGTTATTGAATTAAGCATGACATCCAGAGGATAATGCAAAAATGGAAACAAATACTGTTAAAGAAACACCGAAAATCGGAGAAGGACTAGCAGGACCGGGTAGACCTAAAGGATTGCCTAATAAGAGCACTCAGATAGTCCGAGAGGCTATTGCTAACCTATTAGAGCGCAATGCAGGGAACATGGACAGATGGCTTAATGAAGTGGCTCAAGACGATCCTTATAAGGCACTTGATCTAATGAATAAGCTAAGTGAGTACCATATACCTAAGCTGGCTAGGACTGAGATAAGTGGCGTTGATGGTGCTCCTCAGCAGCACGTGGTTACATGGCAGAAGTAATCGAGATAGCTTATAAGCCTAGAGAACAGCAAAGGCTGATTCATGAGGCTATAGACAAGCATAGGTTTACAGTAGTAGTTGCTCATCGTCGTATGGGCAAGACTGTTAGCGCGATTAACCATCTAATCAAGGCTGCCATTGAGTGCACTAAACAAAACCCACGATTTGCCTATATTGCTCCGACTTATGCTCAATCGAAACGTGTGGCTTGGGATTACTTGTTGGAATTTACTCGTCCTCTTGGGGCTGTTGCTAATATCAGCGAACTTAGAGTTGACTTTTGGGGTCGTAGGATTAGCCTTTACGGTAGCGATAATGCTGATAGCTTGCGTGGGCAGTATTTCGATGGCGTTATTCTTGACGAGATAGGCGATCAAAACCCTAAGATATGGAACGAGGTTATACGTCCAGCATTAGCGGATAGGAATACAGACGAGGCTCCTACGTGGTGTCTATTTATTGGCACACCTAAAGGCAGGAACCATTTCGCAGAGTTCAGGGACAGGGCTAAGACTGCTGAAGGATGGGCATTATTAGAGTTCAAGGCTAGTGATACAGGGATACTAGCGGATAAAGAACTCAAAGACGCTCGTAGGGAAATGGGCGATGATAAGTACAACCAAGAGTTTGAGTGCAGCTTTGATGCAGCCGTAGAGGGTTCTTATTATGGGCAGATTATCAACAATCTTGAGGAGAAGAACCGGATCACCACTATCGAGCCTGATGACTTATGTAAGTCTTATGTTGCTTGGGATTTGGGGATTAGCGATTCTACTTCTCTGTGGGTTGCTCAGGTGGTTGGAAAGGAAGTACGACTTATTGACTTCACGGAAAACCACGGTGTCGGTCTGGACTGGTATGTACGCTGGCTCAAAGATAACGGCTACGAAGGCTACACGCAGTTCTTGCCTCACGATGTGGAAGTAAGAGAGTTAGGCACAGGAAAGAGCCGTAAAGAGGTTTTGCAGGAAGCTGGACTCGATATAACAGTTGCACCAAGATTAAGTATTGCAGACGGTATACAAGCCGTTAGAAGGCTGTTGCCACAATGCTGGTTCGATCATAAGACTAAGACTGGCTTAGATGCACTCAGGAACTATCGTAGAGAATATAATGAACGTCAGCAAGTATTCTATGACAAGCCGCTACACGACTGGTCTAGCCATGCAGCAGACGCATTTAGGTACTTAGCAATAAGCCTTGACCAAGACGAGACTTCATGGCAGTCAGATTTGCCCATTAACACAAAATGGATTGTATAATTGCGAAAATCCTAAGAGGAACGCATTATGATGGATGCAGGCAAAGTAAAAGGCATTATCGAGAATGAGATTGATAATAGCATTGGCTATCTTGATACCGAGACTACCGAGGATCGTAAGCGAGCCTTAGAGTATTATCTAAGATATCCCTACGGTAATGAGCAAGAAGGTCGCAGCCAGATCGTAACTGGTGAGGTAGCTGAGGCTATCGATGGTGCATTGCCACAGTTAATCCGAGTGTTTACGACTACCGAAGATATTGTTTACTTTGAGCCTCGTGGTCCGAAAGACGAGGAGTCAGCTAGACAGGCTACCGACTACTGTAACTGGGCTTTCTATCGTGATAATGATGGAATGCTTATCCTCCACAACTGGTTTAAAGATGCTCTGCTGCAAAAGGTAGGCGTAGTTAAGTCATATTGGGATCAGTCTACAGACGTAACGAAGGAAGAATACCAGAATCTGTCAGAGGATGAACTGGCTCTATTGTTATCGGATCAGACTCTAAAAGTTACCAAACAGAAAATAGAATATACGGAAATGTCGGACATGATGGGTAATGTCATACAAATCCCTAAGTTTGAAGTTCAGGTACAGCGCATTAAAGAGACAGGTCAGGTGCGTATTGAGAACGTACCACCTGAAGAATTCCTCATCAGTAAGTCAGCCAAGACTATTGACCAAGCTAGTTTCGTAGCGCATCGTCGCTTAATGACTCGTTCAGAGTTGATTGCTATTGGCTACGATCAGGATACAGTTGACGATCTGCCAACTTATAACGATCTTGAGTTCAATGCTGAACGTATCGCTCGTTTTCCTAATGGTGAGCAGCCGGATCAGAATACGTCTCTAGACTTCTCTATGCAGGTGCTAGAGGTCTACGAATGCTATATCCGTATTGATGAAGATGATGACGGTATTGCTGAGTTACGCCGTATTGTCTATTGCGGCTCTGAGATACTTGAGGATGAGGAAACAGACTATGTTCCATTTCACAGTATCTGTCCTATACCTGTACCGCACAAATTTTTTGGGCAAAGTCTGGCAGATCGGACAATGGATATTCAGCTACAGAAGTCCACGATAACTCGTCAGAGCTTAGACAATCTGTATCTAACTAACAACAATCGAGTAGGTGCGGTAGATGGTCAGGTCAACATGGATGACTTGCTCAATGCTACTCCGGGTGGAATTATCCGCATCAAGAATCCTAGTGCTCTGGTTCCGCTAACGGTTCAGAGTACATTTGGTCAAGCCATGCCGATGTTGGAATACTTGGATGCAGTTCAGGCTAAGAGAACAGGCGTTAGCGATGCACAGCAAGGACTTGATCCAGACATTCTGAGTAATGTTACGGCTACTGCTGTGGCTGCGATGATGAAGTCTAATAGCGGCAAGCTAGAGTTAATCGCTCGTATCTTTGCTGAGACAGGCGTAAAGAGTCTGTTTAGAGGTATCTTGCACCTATTGGGCAAGTATCAGGACAAGCCTAGAATCGTTCGTATGCGTGGTAAGTACGTCACATTTGATCCTAGAACATGGGCTAACGAGTACGATATTAGCGTTAATGTTGGTCTAGGCTCAGGTGATAGAGACCAGAAATTAGCTATGTTGCAGATGGTTCTGGCGAAACAAGAGCAGATCATTCAGCAGTATGGTCCGTCTAATCCATTGGTATCTGTGGCTCAGTACCGCAATACACTAGCTAAGTTCATTGAGTCAGCAGGTTTCAAAGATGCTAACGAGTTCATGAATGAGATCACACCGGAACAAAATGCGGCATTGTCTCAGCCACAGCCTCCTACACCGGACGCACAGGCACAGATTGCTGAGATGTTGGCTCAGGTTGAAAGAGAAAAGACTCAGGCGAAAGCTCAGATCGATGCGGCAAAGCTTGACCTTGAGAAGCAAACACTTGAAGCCGAATATACCCGTAAAGGTATAGAGATGCAGATGAAGAATCAGCGTGATACGGCTGATCTACGTATTAGAGAAGCTGAGTTAGCAGTTAAGCAACTACAAGCTGTACTGGCTATGGACTTGGCTGATGAGGCTACAAAGAACAAACAGTCTGAGCTGACATTGAAGGCTCTGCGTGAATTAGGCTCTCTGACTAGAGGTATGTAATGGGACTACTAGAGTTACTTGGTTCATTGGGTGCTAGGTATGCTGAAAGTCCTAGTGACCCGATAGAGATGAAAGGTAAGGGCTATTTTGGCTTATTACCTACGGCTAGTGGTCAGGTTGCTACTGAAATATCGTCAACTGATGAGCAAGGTAGGCATTATCCGTTATTGGTTCCTACATTGAGTCAGGAAGAAATACAGCATTTGTTGCAAGGTAATCAACCTACTAATGACATTTATAATAAGGCTGAAATGTGGGCTGAATCACGTAGAAAGATGGGATTGAGTCCGTTTGCTGCCCCTAATGAAATGCGTGTTCCTATGGGATTATTAGGTCAATGAAGAAATCAGACTGGGCTAACAACTTATTAAGAGACGATTACTTCCTAGAGATGATGGAAGAACTCAGGGGTGTTGAGTTAGCCAAGTTTCTTAACAGTGACTATAACGATATAGAGGTGCGTGAGCAGTCGTATTTGCGTCTCAGGGTACTAGAGTCTATTGATAATCATATTCAGGGATTAGCAGACCAGAAGATCATTGATGAAAAAAAGTTAAAGATTTTGTAGTCCGAATCGTCCGGTTGGCGATATAATTAAGGAAACATAAATGAGCGATACTCAGAACACGACACCGGAAGGTAGTGGTGAGTTAACGGTAGAAGGTGCAGCTAACGCTTTCTTGAGCATGATGGATCGGGAAGATGGCTCCGACAAGGAACAACCAGAATCCGCTTCAGAAGCTAACGAAAGCGATGCCGAATCAGATGATTATGAGTCTGAGGTAGAACAAGATGATGACGGTGAGGAGCAAGAGCAGCCCACGTATCTGGTTAAAGCAGCCGGAGAAGAACGTGAGGTAACGCTTAATGAGCTTATCAAGTCTTATCAACTTGGCACGGATTACACCAAGAAATCGCAAGCAGTAGCTGAGGAGCGCAAAGCCGTAGAGGCAGAGCGTCAAGCGGTTCAAGAAGCTAAGCAGATGCGTGATACGTACGCGCAACGATTAGAGATGATTGAGCAAATGCTTGTTCCTCAACAGCAAGAGGAAAATCTTGAGTACCTGAAAGAGACTGATCCTATTGGATACTCTGTAAAGGTAGCTGAGATGATTCAGAGAGATAAGCAACTAGCTGCTGTACAAGCTGAGAGACATCGAATCAATCAGCAACAGGAGCAGGATAGACAAGTGCAGATGCAGTCCGTAGTGGCTGAGGAAATGCAGAAATTGTCTAGCTATATCCCTGAGTTTACTGATCCTGCTAAGGGTGAGGCTATCAGAAATGATATACGAGCTTTTGGTAAGCAGATTGGGTTCTCTGATAACGAATTAGCGGCTGTCTATGACAGTCGGGCTGTACTAACTCTGTATAAGGCGATGCAGTACGACAAGTTAGTTGCTAGTAAGCCAGCTATCACCAAGAAGGTGAACGAGGCTCCTAAAGCGATTAAGTCAGGCGTAAGCAAACCTAGAGATAGTAATGCTGAAGAACTGAAGAAATTAAAGGCACGAGCTAGATCAAGCGGAAGTATCCGTGATGCGGCAAGTGTATTTGAACGATTTTTATAAGGAATTAAATCATGGCTATTTATAATGCTTATGACGCAATTGGTCAGCGTGAGGATTTGACCGATGTAATTTATGACATCAGCCCAACTGAAACTCCATTCATGAGTTCTATTGGCAAGACTAAAGCTACGGCTGTTTACCACGAGTGGCAGACCGACTCCCTTGCAGCCGCTACTACAAATAACGCTGCTGTTGAGGGTGCTGACGCTTCCGATGCTACTTTGTCACCTACTACTCGCTTGGGTAACTATACTCAGATTCTGCAAAAGACTATTAAGGTCTCTGGCACTCTGGATACTGTTAACAAAGCTGGTCGTAAGTCTGAGAAGGCTTATCAGTTGGCTAAGGCATCGAATGAACTCAAGCGTGACTTAGAAACCATTCTGTTGGCTAATCAAGGTCGTTCAGCTGGTACTACTAACTCTACTGCTCGTAAGATGGGTTCGTTGCTGTCGTGGATCAAGACCAATACTGATGCTAATACTACTGGCGATCCTACAACTATCGGTGTATCGACTCGTACAGACGGTACAGCACGTACATTTACTGAGGCTTTGCTGAAAACTGTCGTTGCTGAGGTGTTTGCTTCGGGCGGTACTCCTAAGATTCTGATGGTTGGTGCTACTGGTAAACAGAAAGTATCTAGCTTCACAGGTCTGTCGGCTTATCGTTATAACGTCAATGGTGGTACAGGCGGTTCGCAAGCTACTATCGTTGGTGCTGCTGACGTTTACTTGTCAGACTTCGGTTCAATGGCTGTTGTTCCTAACCGTTTCATGCGTACACGCGATGCTCTGATCCTTGATCCTGAGTACGCTGCAATCGCTTATCTGCGTCCATTCATGACTAACGAGCTTGCAAAAGCTGGTGACTCTGACAAGACTCAGATTTTGGTTGAGTGCACATTGGAAGTTAAGAACGAAGCCGCTCACGGTATCGTTGCTGACTTGAACATGGCTCTGTAATAAGACTGCCCCTGATCTTCGGATTGGGGGCATTTACGAGGACTTATGGACTATAGACAACAGGTTGTACATGCGGACGGTGATGGTGGTATCGTCATTGAGACTAAACAGGATATTACTGAGATATTAGAAAGTAATAACCAGATCAGAGAGGCAGACAAGGCAAGGCTAGGAAATCTTAAAGAATTGCACCACGTAGCTCGAATACCTTTTACGGTCATTGATGACTTGAATAAGAAAGGAATTATGAGAGGGTTCACTATTCTTGACGATGTAGCGTTTGCTAAGTGGCTCAATGATTCCGATAATGCACACTTTAAAGTCTATCGAGGTAATATCTAATGGGTATAACAGTTGGCGTATGCGTTCCAGCAAGGGATGAGGTTCATACTGGCTTTGCGTTTGACTTTGCAAAGATGGTCGGACGAGATTCTAAGTTTCGTTGTGGTTCTGGAGAAAATGGGCTGAAGTTATACACAATGGCTGGTACGTTGATATTTGACCAGAGAGAAAAGCTAGTTGAAGCTGCGTTAGCTGATGGTTGTGACTACATTTTGTTTATTGACTCAGATATGCGGTTTCCTAGCGATACGATAGAGATATTGT